GGAAGGAATGGTAGTATAAGATCCGTCAGTAGAGCCATCTGGAAGATCATCGTAAGCAAAGTCTACGACCATTTCCTCAACATTACCAGCAGTACTTACAACACCGCCACGCTTGTCTTCAGAGGTACGAGTACCAAACTGTACGACAAGACCATCATCATTTGTCCATGTAGTTCCCATTAGATTACCTCCTATTAAACCTGATCGGTATCAGTAAGAACACAAACGAGATTCTCTGGACGATAAAGCTGAACACCATAACGAGTAGTAGTTACGTACTCTTCACGTTGCTTATCCTTATTGTACTCGGAATCAACCTGTGGCATCTGACGGAATGCACCGACAAATGGAGTAACAGATCCTTCAGCACTGAAGAACATGTTAGCCTTACCAGCAGCAGTAGTTACACCACCAATTGTTTCGTTTGCATCAGTCAAGTAGTTAGACTCATAAACATCAAAACCATATACGTTCTTAACGAAACGCATACCGGAAGTGAGTCCATCAGCTACTACACCTTCCCAACGTGGGTTGTTAGAAACATTAACTAGATTGCTAGATGTCTCCAAAGCATAACCAACAGAAGGATCAACAATAGCTACGAGATTAGACATAGGCACGTTAGCTTTTTTCAAGCCATACTTAGCCTTTGCAAAATCAGCAGGAGCCATAATTTCATTGGAACCTGTACCAACAAAACGATGCTCTGCACCATTGATTGAGTTAACGTTAGAAGCTGTCTGAGAACCGGAGAGTGCTAGAATATCAGTCTCAAGTTTCTCTTCAATAGCTCTACGCTGTTTAGGTACAAAACTAGATACAAGCTCATTCATATAGAATGAATCCTGCTTAGCCTTGTTAGTGATGTATGTTGCGGAACTTACGTACTCACTGATACTAAACTGGAACTCACCAGTATCCATAGCATCATATACAACAGAATCACCTTCGTTATAATCACGTACGTTTGCAGTACCGATAGATGGAATAGTAAATGTATTACCATCTGGGAATTCGGACAACCAACGTACATATCCCTGAGCCTGAAGATCATCCAAAAGGACATCCTTCAACTCACTAGACCAAATCTCACTACGAATGAGATGATCCATATTACCTGTAGACCAACCTGCCATAACAGATTACCTCCTAATTAAGTATTAAAAAAAGCATCACGACCCATTGTACGTGCATCTTCCATCATTTGATTTTGAACAGATGAAGAGTTGTAAAGTGAAGGATTATTTTTCTTCAACTCTTGGTACCATGTATAAGTACCCTTCTGTGCAATAGTCTGTTGATTTACATTTGCTAATGAGTCGCTGTTCACTGAACCCGTAGTGGGTGCAGTTTCGTTAGCAGACTTTTGATTGCCAGCTACAAGATTAATAAATGCAGTAGGTGATTTAGCAGCTAGATCTTGAAGAGTATCAGGACCTAAACCAAGTTCAGAGCCTTTACTATTCATTATATCTTGAGCTTTATCACCATAAATATCTTTGAGCATTTTATCTGCTTTCAAGATATTTGATTTAGCACCCTCAAATTGTTTCTGTTGATCGTAAGTCTGTTGTGCAATTTTAGCTACTTCATCTTCACTTATAGTAGAGAGGTCATCGCTACTTCCGTTCGTGGATTTCTGCTCTGTTTTAATAGCGTCTAGTACTTCCGTTACAGTTGTCTGTTTAGTCTGTTGAGTACGAAGCTCAGCATTCTCTTCTTTCAACTTGTCGATAAAAGCATCAGCATTCTGATATCCTTGTGCTAATTCATCTACACTAGAATACTTTTTACCTTCACCTACGTAAGTATCTACAACACCATTATTATCATTATTAATTGCGTTGTTATTATTGTTAGTATCAATATTGGTCGTATCGTTACCTTTCTCAAACACAGTATCATTGGTCATGAAATTCTCCCTTCACTTTATTTATATAGTTAATAATAAGTCTTATTAACATTAATATATTATACCATACTTTTATTGAAAAGTCAATAGCTATGGCAATAAATCTATAATTTCTTTTAATGCTCTCTCGTATCCAATTTTATCAGCTTGTAAATAAGCCCATGAAGCAACATTATAATCATCTTCACTTGTTTTATTTACTTTATCAATCTTCTTACTGATAACCTTTTTAATAGGATCAGTAACAAAAGTAGAATTAAAATAAGATTCTTTCCAACTATCCTTCTCCGCTTTAGTTTTTAAATGCGAAGTAAGGATAGCTGGTACACGTTTATTTCCTTGTTCTGACATAACCGCCATAGCCTGTTCTCACTCTTTTACCTGAGCTATCTCTAAGATAACCTTTCTTTTTACTAAGTTCTTCCTGTTTACGTTTCTTCTTCATATTACCAACTGCTTTAGCAATAAGATTAGAAACAGTAAAACCTGACTTACTAGCTTTCTTAGCATAACGTTTAGCTAGATCGCTTTTACGTTGCTTCTTTAGTTTATCGGTAGACTTACCAATCAAAGCTGAAACATCAAAAGCTTTCTTTTTGTTCTGTTGTTTACGTTTTCTAATAGCCTCTACCTTAGCATCACGTTCTCTAATCTTCTTCTTGTAAGCGTCTGTTTCCCATACCTTCTTCTTGGGAGCCGCCTTATCTTGTGAAAGATTACTAAGGCCTATACCTAATATAGTACCCCCTACAACAGAACCTGTTAGTATACCAGCCTTCTTAGCTCTTGAAGGTGATGCAGGTTTACCACCACCAATCTTATTAATATTTGCTTTTGGTGTTTTCTTTTTAACAGTTTTCTTTTTAACAGTTTTCTTTTTAACAGCTTTCTTCTTAGCTTGTTTCTTGGTACCTTCTCTATCAGCGGCTTTCTTCTTGCGAGCCTCAGAACGTTTCTTAGCTTCCTCTCTACGTTTCTTAGCTAGTGCTGATACTCTAGCCTTCTCAGCTTCACGCTTCTTAGCTCTGCTCTTAATACCTTCCTTTACACTCTGACGAGTAGGTCCTGACTTAGGTACTGCTGTTGACTGTGATTTCTTGCCTTGACGTTTTACTTTACGTCCTGTAGGTGTGCCACCCTTGATTACGGCAGCCTTACCCATCCGACCACCACCTGTACCACCGCCTCCACCCATACCAAACTTAGGTTGAAAGCCTCCACCTGGAGTTGTTCTTGCCATTATATTGCTCCTTGTTGTTGTAATATTATCTGTTCTTCTTCCTCAGACTGATCTACATCCATCATCTGCTCTTGTTGTAGTTGCTGTTGAGCACTCTGCATAATACGTTGAGTCTCTTGCTGTTCCATGATACGCACGTTCTCTTGTACTAATCCAAACTTATCTACACCCAGTAATTCCTCAGCTAGTTGTGCCATACGTTTACCTGAGATATGTACATTAACAGCAGGATCTTGTCCTATAGAACTGTTAGCGAACTGAGTTAGATTTTGTATAAGCTGTGCTTGTTTAGCGAAATGACGAGCACCTCTTGGATATAACTTACCTCTGGCTGTAATGTCTTCTTTGGTTACAGTAAGGAAAGAAGCCACACCAAAGTCATCATCCATTACACGAATAATATCAGCACCATCTAAATGTCTCCTTGACATTTCAAACATTGCATTTATCTGTGGCTCTATAAATAGTTCCTCGAAGTGTGTGATCTTATTTTGGAATGTACGACCAGCAGCATTCTCAAGTGCTTGTACTTCATATGCTGTCTTCTCACCTGGAGTACGAATACCCATAGCTTGTTTAGGAGCACCAGCAAACTCTTCCATTTTATTCTCTAGCTCTCTAATCTGCATATCAGCAGAAAGAGCAGTAGTATCTGGTCGCATGAAATCTACGTCACCATCATCACCAGCATAAATACGTTCACCTGGACCATACTCAAAGTCTTCTACGTATCCTCTAATCTTCATAACTGGATGTGCTATAAGATCAAATACGTCAGCCTTTAGATTCTCAAGGTGGTCAATACGATACTGCATACCCACCAGATTGTCTAGTGGCCCCATAGCGAGGAGATTATCAGGTCTGGTACGCCAACCCACATGTCTGATATAACCCTCCCCTAACCACGATTTATTAGGTTCTAGGCGTACTATATAACTACGATCAATAACAGTGATGATATGATCTTCATAAAGAGTATCTGTATCCTGATCATAGATATCTCCTTGGAACTCAAGAAGCTCTACATATCCAGAGTTATAATACTGTTCAATAGAACCAAAACCATCTACTGAGAAACCCTCTGACTTAGCACGATCAGAAGGATCAAGCTGTGTATATGCCTTACGATTATTAAGTATACGATCAATAACTTCTTGACTATAACCAAGCTCAGGATTGTTTAGTACATTCTTCTTTAATTCACCTAGTGATTTAATTGATCTAATGATCTTTGGTGATTCTTCAAAGGATGCAGTGGTAGGATTAAATACAATATCGAAAGGTGAGATACGATAAAGTCTAGGACCCACATATCCCTGTATTACTTCACCCGTAATAGGATCTGATTTAGATTCATTAACGTACGTAATACCTGAATAAGAATTACCATAATCAATATAATCCAGAATTAGTTTAGATATGGTATTCCTAAAGCCAGAGTTATTGAGTTTATTCTTCATATAGAACTCAATGGCTTTACGTTTATCCATAGCTACTGAGTCCTCATCATCACCACTCCATGATAACCACTCATCATTAGGGAAGAGGGCTGCCATATAGTTAGCATGTAGGTTATCTCTGATCTGGGTTAATTTAGGAAGAGTAGTTTTATTCTTCCAAGGCAAAGAGGCATTAGTAGTCTTAGTAGTATCAGTAGCAAAGATATAATTACGTAGCTCTCTCTTCTCTGATTCCCATTCCTTGCGTAGACCTTGCCATTCAGTCCAGTTATTAGCAATAGTAACTGCTAATCTATCTCTGTCCAAGAATTGTTCTACATCAAAAGTATTGTTCATATGATTCCTTGTTTAAACTTAAACAGCTATACCGCCAAACCTAGCGTGTGTAAATACATTATCTCTGTGTTGTTTTCTATTCATCTGTCTACGTGCTGGTGGTTTAGAAACTTCTATAGCTGATGTTAGAGCATCCTTAATATCATCATGAGCTGGATGTGTCTCTATGAGTTCCTCTTCCAATAATTGAATATTACCACCCTTATAATGCCATACAGCCATATTCTCATAACGAGGTTCCAATATGGAAGCCATACGTTCTTCCTTAGTACCTTGATATCTCGTAGGTCTATGCTCATCAATACTAAAGAATACACCGTATTGTCTCATGTATTCTTTAAATTCCTGTACTATGGCTTTCTGTCCTACTGAAACCTCCGCTCTTAGTTTAGTGAAGTCCCATTTAGAATAGACGTTCAACACAGCATCAAACATTTCCTTAATAGATGTAGTCTGGAATCTGTTTATATCCAGTACGTATATATTATTATCTCCATCTACACCTATAACTACGATAGCTGTATAGTCAGCACCTTTACGTACTGAGAATGCAAAGTCAATAGCTGCGAATACATTTAATTTATTACCTTTAAAATGTACAGAACCGTCGTTAAGTGATATTAGATTACGATCATAATATTGGAATACATCATAGCTTATCCGTTGATTATCATGATCGAAAGGATCATTATAATACTGAGCATAAAACTGAACTCTATCAACATATTTAGCTTTCTTACGTGCCAGTTGTTTTAGATCAAAACCAAAGAACTTGCCATCCTTACGTCTTTGTCTTGGCCATAGAAACTCACCCTCTATCTCTACTACCTTCTGGAATATATCATATACAGGTACAAAGTCTATGACCTCACCATCATCGTCAAACTCTTCCTCAACCATTTCAAGTAGAGTGGTATATAGATCTTTAGGATGATAACGTGTACCAACTACCCACTCCTTAGCTCCGGTGGTTTGAATAGAAGCTAGTTGTGAATACATACCAGCTACCTTATCTCTACCCTCACCAGTATAAGCATTTCCAGGTACTACCACATCATCCAGTACAGCTATATTACAATGAAAACCAGTTACGTTTGTAGTTAATCCGGCTGCTTTTATCGTTGGATCTCGGACACCTTCTCTTTTACGTACTGGATGATCAAGCGAAATTTCTCCGACAGTCCAACGCTCACGCTTTCCTTCTTCTTTCTCAACCATGTTAGGCCAGTATCTACGATAGGTTTTAGATGTGAGTATATTTTTAATAGCATATAATTGTTTCTCGGCTAGATCTGCTGTTGCAGATATGTATAGTACAGTTAATGACGGATCTCTCGTTATTTCCCAAGCAACTCTAGTAGCGATACAATGAGATTTCTGATGATCTCTAGGTAACAAAACTAATTGGTTATCACTTGCATTCTCAGCTTGCCACCAACGAAATAGTTCCTCATGCATTTTACCATACATGCGTTGAGGATTAACGAGCTTAGCGAAAGTAAGTAGGTCAGCTTCCGCTAGATCTTTTATGTCTTCTTTAGTGAGCTGTTGCTTACGCTCAGTGAGCTGTTGCTTGATCACTTAAGAAATCCTGTATTCTACTAAAGTCCTCATCTACTTCAGATTGGATCTTGGCATCAATCTTCATTTGTCTCTCTACCTCTGCTTTCTTAGGTCTACCACGTTTACCTTTCCATGAACCTTCAGCTAACCAACGAGCTGCAGATAATCCTTTAACGCCTTGAGTTGATATCTTAGCCATCTCATGAATAGCTTGTGATCTCATCTTAACTTCCAGTTCATCACGTAGCTGTTTAATGTATGGTCCTACTTTCTTGGAAGCACATATACGTTGCCAGTGATCCCAAGAATCTACTATAGCCATAGCTACTGAATATTCAGTTGGATCGTTAGCCTCTAAATAAATCTTCCTTATTGATATGAGTTTACCATATTCAGGATGTTCTTTATCTTCCGACTCAAAAGTATATAGAGGTGGATAAGAATCATTTGTTCTGGTCTCCAAGAATAGGGCGGCTGTCATAAAGGAACCCTTATAGTCCCTATACTTATTACCCTTGAAGTGCTCTCCCTTCTTATATTTATGTAGGTTCATTTCTATGCGTAGAATGCCGCAGTAATCTTAGTTGCTGCTGGAGCAATCACATCGAATGTATCTCCTGCTTCACACTTACGGATACTAGGATTCAATTCCTGATCTCCGGTTGTCCAGGTTGCAGAAGATGGAACAGTTGCAGCAGTGCCATCATAGCAAACATAGAAGTCACCATTAGCAGAGAACACTACAAACTCTGCGTTTGATGGTGCTGTCAATTGCTGATTGGTTGTTGCTGCAATAGATATCTCGTAGAAAGTATCTGATGGTACAATTGCCAACGTATCTTCAATTACATCTAGTGTTTTCATTTTTCATTTCTCCTTATAAGTCGTTACCGTTAGCACCGCCATGTATTAGTAGTGATAGCATTAGTTATTCTCCTGCTCTGCCTTGTGTGCTTCAAATGCAGCAACTACTTCTGGTGTATGAACGGTCTGACAAATCCCCTGTACTTCTGGTGACTCATTAGAGTAGTCGTCACCTGCTGAGATTGTGTGCCTATGGAATGAACGAGAGATTTCTACTCCGTCCTCTTCAATCACTGTTGCAGTGCGTACCTGTACTGATTTGAAATCACCTATGATCTCGATTTTATCTTCAATTGTTTTCTTTTCTAAAGCCATGCTATGCTCCTATGCTGTAAAGTATGTGGCTGCCCCATAAACATCATTGTTACCTGATGCACTTAAATCTGTTGGGTCGCTGTTGTAAGTCCTGTTGTTTGTGGTGTGATAGGTGGGGTATATGTTGTTTGTTGAACCAGAGATTAAAAGGCTACGAGGGGCCTCCCCACCCCAACCAAAAGTGCTGTGCGCTGAACCTCCCCCTCGATCCGATCCACTATGACTAGGGGTGAATGGCAACCCTTCGATAATCAAATAGCCAGAAGCCGATCCCACTGTAACCGCGCTGGTGCGTAGCATAAAGGTTACAGTCACCTTTCTGCCGATCTTTGTATAAGAACCAGACTGGTGAGAGTGTGTCACGCTGTCGAGGGCTGTTCCGGTAGTCGTAAAGGCTGGAGTCCAAGTACCTTCCTCATAGTCATCTAATAACTCTGATGTCATAGAAGCACCAGAAGCAGTTGTATTAGCAGTAGCAGAGAAATCAATACCCTTGCCTGCTGTGCCTATTACTAGGTTGCCTGTTTTGACTTGTACGTCTCCAGAGGAGGTGATACGCATGCGTTCTACTAGAGAACCCCCTGTTGCTGTAAGCATCTTTAAAGAAGCAGCATTAGTGGATTCACCGCCATTAGCTATACCAACACCAAACGCTGCTGCGGCTTTTACTGCTCCGGTAGTATTTTGTTGAATTTCTATAGCAGTGATGCTTGAAGAGCTAATGCCTGAGTTTACTGTTAAACCAGTACCAATAGGGGCAACAGTTGAACCTATCATAACATCGCCAGAGGAGTCTAATGTTACTGCTGTACTCGTAGCATTATCATCAATACCTGTAGAGGCGAAGTTACTGATAGTGCCTCCATCAATCTTGTTCCCTGATAAAGCATTGTCCGCTACTTCTGAATCAGTGATTACCAGTGTTGCCAGTTTCGATTGAGCTATTTCAGCAGAAGCGTTTA